TTGCGATCTGGTTCGCCAGTTGCTGGATGATGAGAATGGCGCTGGCCTCCGTCTCCTGCGTCTTGGTGATCTGGGCTTTCAGGGCAGCAAGTTCTCCGGCCATGATGTCTCCCTTCTGTATGACAATGTTGAGCAATGACAGACAGGTCTCCAGCTTCGTCAGGAGCGTCCGATTCGTGACGAGTTGTGTGATCGTTTTCTGCCGTGACGTTCCCATCTCAGTAGGGCACCGCCGTCCAGATCCCAAAGTCGCGCTGGTAGACTCGCGACCCGCTCGGCAGCACGTCGGCCACCATCCAGCGGTAGGTCCCCTTGGGCGGGTTCACGGAGAAGGACGGGGCCGCCCCCTCCGCGATCCGCACCCACTGGTACCCGCCCCAGAAATAGACCTCGTGCCGCACCGCCGCCGCGATCGGGGTCCAGGTGATGCTCCGGGCCACTTAGCTCACCTGGAGATTCGTCGGCGCGGTCGGGGGTGCGAACGACGGCGTGAACTCGACCACGTTCGAATACCCCGAGTACTGCTTGACCCCGCCCGGCGTCCCATCTTTGGTGTTGTACGCGCGGACGCGGTAACAGTATGTGGAGCCTTCCGTGACGCCGGAGTCGACGAAGGACAGCACGCCGGTCGCCGTCTGGCCGATGTTTCCGAAACTGGCCGGCGACGCCAGGTTCCCGTTTTTCCGTTCGCACTCGAACCCGAGTTCGGTGTTGTGCGTGTACGTCCAGGTGAGCGTCGCTGTCGCCATGGGCTCTCTCCTTGTTGTCCTACCGCTTCACCGGTGGCATGGGAGGCGGAACCTGTCCGCTCTCCTGCTCCGCCCGCGCTTCCGCCATGAGCATATCGGGGTCGCCGATGTCCGCCATCTCCAGCACGCGGCGCATGGGCATGGCCCGTCCGCCAGAGGCCTGATGGAGGCCAAGAGCTATTTGAGTTCTCTGAGTCTTCGTCGTCTGGAGACTGCTGTACGGCTGCACGAGAAAGCGGAACCGCTTGTGGAGCGTCGGCAACTCGTCGGCGCTGATCGTGCGCCCCTTGTCGTCCTCGCGGAACTTCTTCCGCTCGAACAGGAAGTTGATGAGTTCTCCGGACACGGAGTAGTAATTCAGCATCCGGTCCGTGGTGTAGTACTGGATAATCCGCGAGATCAGCCGCTGGCCGATGCGGGAGACGAGCGACTCGAAACGCCGCGCCACGATCCGCGCCATGATGGACCCGGTCATCTGGAGCCCATCCACCACGGCCTCGAGCCCGCCCTTCGGCTTGCTGCGCAGGCTATCTGCGTTCCCGGTCACGAGGTCGGCCATGCCGGGGATCGTCTGGAGCATCTGGAAGAGGTAGGCGGGGAGTTGGGGCGCGGCCTCGCGGCGGAATTCGCGCATGGGCCGCTTCTTCACGACGAGCCCGCCCTGCGTCGTGAGCGCCTTCCACTGCGTCGCGTCCAGAGCGTCGGAATCCGCGATGACCCACGCCTGGCTGTTGAACAGGGCGTTTCGCATGATGGCGTCGCCCAGCCGGTTCATGGCCTCGTTCAGCTTCTTCAGTTCCTGGACCTCATCCACGCCCCAGGGGCCGTCCAGGTCCATGCGCCAGTCAATCATGTCCAGATCGGGTTCCTGGTCCTGGCTCCGGTTGGCCTCGTCCAGGAGGATCACGTCGCCCGCCCGGATGATGTGCCGGCCGCCCGGCCAGGAGCCGATGTCTGGATCGCGGATCCAGTACTCCTTGACCAGCGTCCGCTCGATCGGCCCCTTGGTCGTGTCGCCGTCCGGCTTCCAGACGCGGGGGAGAAAGTTCAGCACGGCCGAGACGGCGCTCGTCCGGCGCGTGTCGGTCTTGTTGAAGCGGGAGTAGCGGTCGTCCGGCTCAACCAGGGCACCGCGGCCGGGGTACTGGAGCCGCACGTCGGTCAGGGCCAGGACGTGGTCCAGCCGGAGGTAGGCCGCCTGGCGGGAGAGCTTCGCCGCTTCCGTCACGGACGGGTCGAGCCGCACCATGCGGGGATCGCGGCAGAGAATGGAGACGTCGTCCCGGTTCTTGTCGAAGACGGTCTGGACGAAGGCGCAGCCCGTGGCCATGCCGAATCTTGCGAGGCGCTCCAGCGTGATGGGGAACTCCTCCTCCTCGAGCTTCGCCATGCAGGTCCGGGTGAGTACCTTGCTCATGGCCCCGTACTCGGCGACCCGGCTCACCACGCTGAAGGTCGGCTTGGCCTCGCTGATCATGCCGACCTTCCGCTCGTACTGGTTGCCGATGAGGTTCAGGAGGAAGAGCGGGTTCTGGCTCCCCTTCCAGGCCCCCTCGCCCTTGACCAGGCGGAGGTTCTCGTCCCAATACCGGGACGCCTTGGCGTGGGTGGCGTCGGCCTCCCCGTCCACCTCGTCCAGGAAGCCGTTGAGTTTCTGTTCCTCTTTGGTGACGGTTCCGCTCTCGGCCACGCGTTACCTCTTTCCCGCCCACTCGCTGCGCGGGTCCTTGCTGAGGTCATCGGGGAGCGGCGGCAACCCGGCGATGCTGGTCTCCGCCGTCTGCACTTCCCGCAGGTGCTGCTGGAACGCGGCCTCTTCGAACTCCCGGCGGGCCTCCGGATCCTCGGGCGGATCGGCGGGCAGGGCCACCTTGCGCTCGGGGAGTGTGAGATGCCGCTGGGGCTTGATGTAGAACTCGCAGGCGGGGTGGTGCAACTGGTCGTGGTTGTACCGGCCGCTCCCGCAGTAGTTGCAGCAGAAGGCGGCGTTCGGGTTCCGCACGAGGACCCGCCGGCAACTGGGGCAGGTCTTCTGCTTCGTGGGCGTGGCTACCGGCGACACCTCCGTCCAGTCGTCCTGGAGGAGCGGCGCGTGCAGTTCCGCGCGCTGGTCGGCCTTCATGAGGTGGCCGACGATGAGTTGCCAGGGCTGGATGCCCGCGCTATTACAGATCTCGGGCAGGATGTCATTCAGCGGGGGCGGGGCCAGGGAGAAAATGGCCCGCGCGTGGTCGTTGGCATCAAGGGGTTTGGGAGACTCGCTTGTCGGCTTCGCCATGATCCGCTCCTTCGAAAGCAGTGCATCCTGGTGACGATGCGGTCACCTCGCTGGAATTAGGATACCGCCCCCGCGTGTAATGACAAGACTCACACCATCAGTGGTACCAGGCCCCGCGCGGCGCATAGGTCCGGCGGGCGATCGGTTTCCCGTGGAGCCAGTCCTTGATCTCGCTGTCCAGGTCGGTCCCGGGCTCGTCCGCTCGGTGGTGTTCTTGGCACGAGGCGCAGATCCAGGGATGCGGGGGGAGCGGGATTTCCCGCACCTTCGGCACCCGGCCCTTGGGCTTCCGGGGAAGGATGGGATCCCCGCAGTCCAGGCAGCGCCGGGCCGTGCGAATGTAGTCGTCGCTCAACCGGGGGTTCTTGATCAGCACGGGTGCACCGCAGAGGCATTGCGTCCGGAACAGCACGAAGGGAATGTGCACCCAACGACGTACCCGACCGTGGCAGGTGGGACACGCCGCGTCCACTAACATCGCCTGTGCCTCCTCTCCGTTTCACCATCCGTCCACCTCCGAGCCCACCCCCAGCGGCACCACGTCGCTGGCGTCGGCATCGGTAAAGGCCGGATCCACGTCCATCCGGCGCGGGGCCTTTCCGGGCTCGTAGAATTGTTCCACGACTTTCTCCTGATGGAGTTGCTCTCCCGCCAAGAACCTTGTGTAGTCTTCATCGTTCGAGGTGACCATGGCGATGAGCCACGCCAGGACGGCATCGTCCTTGTAGTCCGCCGCCGCCTCGTAACGCCCGTACCCCACGCGGACGAACGTCTCGATCTCGGCGAAGAGGCGCGTGGAGTGGATGAGGGGTTGTTCAGGGGGGCGGTTCCGGACGATGGAGGTGGCGAACGCGACCAAGTACTGCTTGGAGGTCGGCGTCGTGTCCCAGCCCTGGTACTTCGTGATGGCGTTGGCGGCGCGGTCACGGTAGCGCCACCGGTAGATGTTCGGGTAGCGGAGGACCGTCGAGAGATGCCCGGTCGTCGCCACGCCGATGCCTTTGGACTCCGGCGCGATCTGGGCTGTGTTGTAGTAGTAGCCTAAGGTCGCGGACAGTTCGGCTAGTTCGATCGGGTGGACCCGCCCGCGCCACTCCGCGACCTGCTCCAAGGTCCCGCGGCGGAGGACCTGGATGACGGAGAAGTCCTGCTCCTCCTCGTTCCGGATGCGGCTCTCGGCCGCTTCCTCCCCGCTCTCCTCCTCCGAGTCCATCGCCACGTCGACGCCGAGGTCGTACTCCCCGTCCGGCTCGGGCTGCTTCCAGATCCAGAGGTTGCCGTCCGGGACGTCGATGACGCCCTTGCCGGGCACGATCTGACAGTGGCGGGCGGGCTCGCAGACATGCCGCTTGAGCTTCTCGCGATCGTAGGCAGGGAACACGGAGTGGCCAGAGACAATCCACGCCTCGGCTTCGGTGGCCGCGAAATCCTGGTAGAAGAGCGCCTCGTCGCCGTGGAACTCGGCGATCTTGAACCGCCGGAACTTGATCTGCGAGGGGACGAGGCCGTATTGCTTGATGAGAACGCGCTCGTCCTTGGTCGGCGTGATGATCTCGCCCGGCCGCACAGGCACGCGGTACTCGGGCGACTTGAACCAAGGGACGAAGACGAACCGCCAGGCCCCTTCGCCGTGGCTAGCGCGGGCGCACATGTCCTTGAAGAACGCCCCGGTCACGAAGGCGGTGGACTCCAGGATGACGCTGGTCCCGGGTGACAGCGGCACGGCACCGAGCGCCGCGCCCATGGAGAACTTCACCTGCTCCTTGCTCGCGATCATCTCGTAGCGCGCGACCTCCGAGAAGTGGAGACAGGAGAGCGTGCGGCCGATGGCCATGTTGATCTTCTTTGCCGTGTCGACGGCCATGGAGGAGCGAAGCCCCGCCTCGGGGTTCTGCTCGTCCTCGAAGACCAGTTGGCGGACGGTGGCGCGGCGCGTCTTGGGGCGGATGGCAGGATGGAGCGACTCCTGGAAGAGCTTGACCGTGCGGAAGAGCACTTCGGATGTTTCAATGTCGTGGGTCGCGGTGAACGTGTTCGTGTAGGGACTGATGCCGGCCGCGTGGAAGAGGAGGGCGAGGCTCAAAGTGCTGGCGCCCTGCTGTCTCTGTTTAAGGACAACGTGCCGAATAAACCCCATCTCGCGCTGCTGGGCCTCGATGGAGCGCAGCATGATCTCCTGGGGCACCAGGAAGGGCGACATGGGCACTAAGCGGGGCAAGGGCGGCTTCGTGCGGACGCGAAGCTGCTCGGTGGCAAAGAGCCGGAAGTCCTTCCGGTACTGGCCGACGCGCTTGGCGATCGCGTTGTAGTCGTTGTAGTCGAGCTTACCCTGCGCGGCGGTCTTCAAACTCGATCTCCCCCTTCTCGGCCCGGTCG